AATATGGCTCAGTACAAACGTATCCTGTTGAAATTAAGCGGAGAATCGCTTATGGGAGGTAAACAATATGGTATAGACGAAGTTCGTCTGAACGAATATGCGACGCAGATCAAGGAAATTGCCGAAATGGGTGTCCAGGTCGGAATTGTGATTGGTGGCGGCAACATCTTCCGCGGCCTGAGCGGGGCTTCCAAAGGCTTCGACCGTGTGAAAGGTGACCAGATGGGGATGCTGGCAACGGTCATCAACAGTCTGGCCTTGAGTTCTGCCCTCGTCGCTCAGGGCGTGAAAGCCAAAGTGCTGACTGCTATCCGTATGGAACCGATCGGCGAGTTTTATAACAAATGGCGTGCGATCGAATTGCTTGAACAGGGCCATGTTGTGATTATGTCGGGCGGTACTGGCAATCCGTTTTTTACGACTGACACGGGTTCTTCCCTGCGCGGTATCGAGATCGAAGCGGATGTGATGCTGAAAGGAACCCGTGTAGATGGTATCTATACTGCCGATCCGGAAAAGGATCCGAGGGCCACCAAGTTCTCGGACATCACCTACGACGAAATCTATACGCGCGGCCTCAAGGTGATGGACTTGACAGCCACCACGATGTGTAAGGAAAACAATCTTCCGATCATTGTCTTCGACATGGATACCAATGGTAACCTGAAAAAGGTGATGAGTGGTGAAAATATCGGAACGCTGGTGCATAATTAATGCTGAAATGAATAACAAACGTATATGGGTGCTTGCGAGTGCCCTGGTGGGTTGTGTCTTCACCTTGAGCGCGCAAGACCTGACAATGAAAATAACGAAAAGATACCTCAATCTGCCGGTTTCGCATCAGGTAGACCGGGCTCTGATGACATTTGATGTGGGAGGGCGGCAAGAGCGGGCGTTCGAGATTCGTTTGTAAGCGCAAAAATAGATTGTCAATAAGCGACAGTGTTAATAGTTAATGAAATTTGCTTTCTAAACAATCAAATTAGACAGATTGACGTTAATAGTTAAAATCTTCCCTTTTCCCCTGTTTTGATAATTCACATAAATTTTGTACATTTGAAACGGCATAGATTTCCTATCTATATCTGTTGGATAGATTGATTTCAAAGGGTATTAAGGATTCTTGTCGGGTTGCTTCCATAGGCAAGGCCTTAATGCCCTTTTTCTTTTAATTTGGCCTTGGCATTGATCCCTAAATACCTGTTGAAAGATGAATATGATATATAGAATTGATTCTTGATCAGATTCTCATAAATCCATTTTTGCGACTTTCCTTTATTCTTGTTCTCCAGCACGATCGCTTGGATTTGAGTGATCTTACGTAGTAAATTTGATTTGTCGTACCCCATATATGAATCATTTTTAGCAAAGATACACTTTATAAACAAAAAGGCATAGGCTTTTTGTCGTAGCCTATGCCAATATAAACCGTTTACCGGAATGTCCGTTTATTCTTCAAAAGAAACAATTGCCCCAATACCTTTATTTCTTAAAGGCATAGCAATAAAACGTTTATCAAAACCAACGATCGTCCCGCGTTCCAGGGGATCGTCCTTTCTTACATACATATACAATTGTCCATCGGATTTCATGACTTCATCCCCTTGGAAGGCAAAGGAACAAAAGTTTTTGGACGCAGTCGCATTTCCGAAAGGCACTTTCTTCCATCCGCCTCCGCTTCCCGATTTGTCATATTTGGGCATTCTGGAATATTGTAACATGTTGAAACCGGCGAAGTTGAAAGGCTTACCATCTTTCATGTCCGTAAGGTTCTTAAACAGTGTAACATCCTGCCACAACAAATCGGAAACATGTTGTGGTGACAATACCAAATAACGTTTTTCCAAAGGAATGTCAACCATGTCAAATCGTCTCTTTAACTCTATGATATCCATGTATGAAAGCATTTTTCGATTACCATAAGCATCACCTGTTGTTTGTATGATAGGCGTAAATTCGCTATCCTCATCCGGCGCAAACGCATGAGCCGCCTTCTCTGATGTTTTGGCCTGCAAGGATGATCTATGTCCACGAATAACGCTTTCCAGTTGGTCATAGGAATATTCTATAACTTCAGGCCTCCGTACCAACGTGTTTTCCGTCTCGAACTTATCCAGTTCTATAGAAATTGGGGTATCTACTCTTTGAACAACCCGGATCGGATATGTGGTATTATTAATCAATACTTTAGGATCTACTCCGGCCTCTGCCAGATTGATTTTGTCATTGTCTACCAATTTTGACAAATCGTGTGCGTATTTCAAAAATGAACTATCAGGGTAAAAACCTTCTAATATCTGTCTGATCCAGACTTCTGTGTGTAAATCTGCCATTTTGTTTATTTGTTTTTATGGTTTGTAATGTTATTTATTCATTCTTTCTCTGCTGACTAACCTTTCATACAATTCCGGGTTGTTCTTCAAAGTTTCCGGCGCATGTTTTCTGTAATCGTCCAGAGTCCATGCACGCCTGTTCCCCTCTTTCTTTCCCGCCATGTCTTTGATTTCCTCCGACAATGCTTTACGATCCGGCAAAATGCTGGTCAAGCGGATAAACATATCAAGGTCTTTTTTGGCAAACTCTTTGAGCAACTGTTTGTCTTGAAAATTGACATAATACAGTTTAGCCCGGATTTGCTCGAAATAGTCGTTGACTTCCTTCTCTAATTTTTGTTCATGCTCGGCATTCAATTTGTCCAGATAGTTGTCAAATGCTTCCGGAGAATTGCACCCCATACTTAACAGGCTCTCATAAGAGGATTGGTCTATGACTCCTTTTTTCAAGGAGGTATCCAGCTTTTCCTTTACCCCGTCCGGAGTTTGACGCTCTTTCACAAGCTTTTGAACTTCCTGTATAATCTGTTCTTCGGTCGGATTTTCCAACCCCAAAATAACAGCAAGCCGTTGTAATAAATCCATGTTGTTTAATTTTGAATTGTTAGTAAAATTATATTCGTCTGATATTCGTGAAAATATGTCGTTAATCGAAAGGTTTTTGAACTCGCTTTTACGGGTTGTAGGAATAATGCCGTCGATTAATCCGGCTTCTTTGGCTTCTTCGGAAGTAAACCACGTTTCATTATTCATCAGCATCCCTATTTCATCGGTATTTTTCCCCCTTCTGGCTAAAATGGTTCGAAGGCTACCCCTGATATGGGATATTGAGTTCTTTTCCTTGTCATTCAACTTGTCGGTATCTTTTCCGATCAAATACGGATCATGTATCATCAGCCTGGCATAATCATACATGTAAACGTTGTTTCCACACACGGCGATCACCGCGGCCATGCTTGCCGCAACCCCGACCACATACACGTTGACCGGAGTTTTCATGGATAACAGGACCGAAACGATGGAATATCCCTGTGATACATTGCCGCCTGGGCTGTTTATATGCAGGTCTATCGATTCAAATTTTCCATCCAATGAAGCCAAATCACTAGCGAACTTATCACCGTTAATGTCAGAACCAATAGTACCAAATAACCGAACGGTTGTTTTTGTTTTGTTGTCATTCATTTTTATTACTGTTGAATATTGTTTTAAATTGCTTCAGAATCGATTATCTCTCTGTCGGTGGCGGTCTGTATCTCCTTGGATTTTTAAACCGTCTTAGCGGCTCTTTTCCGCTTTGGGGCAATTTCTTTTTTGAGTTCATCTATTAGTTCTTTAGCATCTGCCGCCTTTTCATATTCTTCATGTTTGATGAATATTTGCAGGTAGCCTTCCAATGCTTGTATTTTTAATATCGTTTCTTGTTTTTCCTTATGTTTTTTATGCATGGCTTCGAACTGCTTTACCGTTCGCTTTACTTCTTTCAATGATTGAGCGGATATGGCTTTCTTTACCGTGCCCCGTTCCTTGCAAAAAGAATCCAACTTGGCTATGTTCATCGCCTTTTCGTCCAAATCACCGGGAACAATGATTCCCATTTCATAAGCCAAATGCCAAATATGGCGTATTACTTTGGTTCGCTCTTGTGAATTTTCCAGCCAATCTATTAAATACTTGGCTTCTTGCAAGGTCATTTCCCGGCTGCTTTCCGTCCGACCTTCTGTGAAGCTGTGTACAATCTCCTGTTTGCTATCCATCAAACCCAATTGTCCTAAAAGGGTGTGGATCTTCTTTAGTTGGGGTGTCGTTATCATTTTCATAATCAATAATATTTAGCTGGATTGAATTGTTTCTCTGTTGTTAGGAAAAGAAACTACCATTGCAGGCTTCTTGCCTAGCACAGTATCTATTTCCTCTTGCAGTGAAAGCCTGCCGAATCTTCTGTGATAAACTGATAATTCAGCTAATGCAATTCGGAGTTTGGCTTTTAAATGTCCATTTTCCAGACATTTTTCATTAAATTCATTGTCTAAATCATCATATAGTCTGTGCAAGATATTTAACTCTGTATTTTCTTGGCTTTGTCCCATTACATTTCCTCCTTCATCACCTTTTCCAAATAAATTTCATTCATCAAATCCCCGAAACGTTTATTCCGTTTCAATTCTTTCACGCGAACCGGATCGTCTATGCCATTAATCCGGCATATTTCCTCGATCTCTTTCGGTTGCAGCCCAACGAACGTATGCCAAAGGTTGATCCGGCGTAGGAACTCGGCGTAACCTTCTTTCTCTTTAGCAGCGAACTTCTTCATGTTATCTTTGAAATAGGGCATTCCGGCCAATATTACGCCACAGTTCCCGGCCACCTTGTCACGAAGCACATGCAGGTAAAGTATCATCGTCTGGTTCAGTTTTCCGGCCTCATCGATGATGATAAGCGGGTTCTCCAGCTTGTTCAGTTCGTCAGCAGTCCGGTTTATCATCTCGTTCAGGTTACTTTCGAACGGATAGGCCAGTTCCCGGAGCAATGCCAGGAAGAACTGACGAGGGCTCATCGTCTTGTCATAGCAGACATAGAAAACGTTCTTACGGCGGCTATACGCGCTAATCGCTGTTGTTTTGCCCATTCCGGTATCAGCGACCAACCCGACCATGAAATGATATTTACGGGCTTTATCGCAGATTTTGAACGTCGATATAAAATCTATCGTTGAAAACAGATTATCAACACTGTTCCTATTGCAGAAATTCCAGATACGCAACAACATAGGGTTAGATAGTTTTTCCCATTTTTCCGCTTCCAGATTGGATAACGTAGCGTCACTGATACCGGATTTAACCGCAAATTCCGCCTTGCTGATCCCCTTTTCTTTACAATATTGGTTCACAGCCTTTTTAATCTCGACCTTTTCAGGTACATTTGCAATTGTATTTTTCATTTTGTCTCTTTATTTGGGATGGAATGCCAACCCGATACTATTCGCGGTAGTATCGGGTTATTCTTCGTCCTCATTTAAATATTTATTTATATCAAACTCTCTGATTTCCTTCTCCGTAGCAAGAAAAGGTGATTCTCGGCGTTTAGCCGCCTTGCGGTCAGCCTCTTTCGGATCGTAACACTTAACCTCTTTCACCTTTGGAAAGCTGGTAACGTTTTCCAACCGTACGCCTTGCCGTTCCAGTTCCCGGCTCAACTCGCCATTCCGCTCGAATTCCTTTATCAAATCCTTGTCGTTCAATTTCGGATTGATGGAGTAGGCCGCATCCTTATCAATGGAATAAGCTTTTTTGGCGATGCCTTCAAATACGTTTCTATTTTCGGCCTTAATACCACTCAAACGGCCTTTGTGCTTGAATAACTTAATCTTATCCTCTTCCGTCTGGTCGGCTATCGCCCCATGTATTTTCTGTTTACGGGGGACGGTTGCTATATACCGGTCTGTCTTAATGTCAAACAGGTATATTTCATCAAAATTCACGTAACGAACGTTTACATCCTTACCGTTCAACTCGTTAAACAGGCTTGCCCGTAATTGGAACTCATACTTTACACCCTCACGTGTGATATTGATTTGGCCTCTGTCTACTTTGTATTTGGCCGTCCGGGTAAAGAGTTGTAAACGGCTTATCAAGTCCACTTTAACGGCATTCGGGCTTAATTTGGCCTTGTACCGTTCGTTACGGCTCATACCGTCTTTATCTTTAGCCTCGTTGTAGTCCGTGATACATTTGATGGAAATCATTGTAATTTGTTCGGCGGTTAGCCATGTCCCGGCCTTTTGGTACTTGTCCAGCAGTTCTTGGGATGTCCTGCCGTTCGGGTTCTTGCTTCTGACACCTTCCCCGATATAGCCCGGCATTTCCTTACAATGCTGTTCACCAAAGGTTTTAAAACTCCGTTCAACCAATGATTTATAACGGGGATTGCTTGATACCGTCCATCGTGTTCCGGCATTCTTTTCAAGGGCAGCCTTAAAATATTCCGCTTCGGCGGTCTTGTTGAACGAATGGTTATCCGAAACAATTTCCAAAGGCAGCACCCCCGTGTTTTCTACAGCATTTTCAATGCCTTGCAGGATCGTTTCCGTGCTTTCGCTTGGTGCTATCCTATAACCTACAATCTTGCCACTATGAGCGTCTGCAACCCAGAAAAGCGTAAGCCTCCTGAATCCTTCCATGTAAAAAGGCAAGTCCCACCCGTCCACCTGCCACTGCAAATTGGATTCCGTTGCCCGTTCCATCGATGTATAAGGCAATTTCTTATAATTATAGTCATCACCTCCGTTGCGGTCAGCTTCGATAACAGGCAATAATTGATATATCCAGTTCTTGACAGTGGTCAAAGAAGGTACTTTTCTACCTGTTTCCCGCGCTAATTCACAAATAACCTTATGGATGTACACCCAGCTGTATTTCTTTCCGCTACGGAGCAATTCTGCAACCCAGTAAGTGTAAATCGTATCGTATTGCGATACCGGTTCCCTGTTATACTGATATACCAAAAGGCGTTCGATGCCGTCTTTTAGGCACGTGTTGATACACGGATTCATGCGATTGTAAGCGTAACGATCTGGATATAGGCGTTTGTAAGCTTTCCAAACTTTACGGAGAGGAAAGCGGGCGTTTTCATATTCCTTGCGAATCGCCAGTATTTCAACCCAAACAGCATGGTGCCGGGCATATTCTATAGCTTTCTCACTCATAATGCCTAAAGCCTTATAAGTTTCCATATACGAAAAAAATCCATTATTGTATGCTCGTTCCATGCGAATATACATTTGGTCAATATCTTTGTCGTAAGCATCCTGTTTCATTAATGCGATCAAATCCTCTTTAGCTGGAAGCTTATCACGAGTAGGTTTAGGAATGGTATCATAATCTATATATGTATAATTATGAATCTTCCTAATTCTTGCCTTAACACTTCTATTGAAAGATTTAACCGTATTTTCACTACAAATACTGTAATCTGTAAAATACCTATAACACACCCATAGAGATTTGTCTAAAATTAGATAGATCATATAGATTCTATTTTCGAAATCAGTGTTCTTCTTTCTTTTTCATATCTTTGAGCTACTTTCAGAGATGCCATTTCAATTTTATAACTATTACTTCTCCCTTTAAAATAGTTTGTTACTGCTGAATTACTGACATTTGCTAAATTGGCCACTTCTTTCAGTGAGCCTTGTGGCAACATCTCACGTACTTTATTTCTATCCAT